TAATACTTGTAATGATGAACCTGCAGGTATTGGTGCGTCTTTCACCAAGTAAATATCGTTTGAACTATCATTAATATATACAGATGCTATAACACTAGATGTTGTAACATTTGAAACTGATATACCAACTACTGTATCAAAACTATCAGCAGTAAATAAAGTTGCTACAGATGTTCCTACATCGTTGCTTGTGTATCGTCTAAAGTTTTGTGCCATGTTTTATCCTAATTATACTAGTTTATTGTTTATATGTCAACACTCTTACAAAGCGATTGCCATTGCAATACTAAATCCATTAGAAGCTTTTGCATCTAATTGAGTTTGTATTGAAGAAGTTACACCATTAATGTAACTAAATTCTGTATTGTCTACTGAACCATCACCAACTAAATTAGCATTTAGTCTAGCAGCAGCATCAATAGTTGCTTGTTTACTATCTATCTGTGTTTGAATATCTGAAGTAACACCATTTAAATATCCAAATTCTGTATTAGATATTGACCCATCATGAATTTTTGTAGCATCTATAGCTGCTGCAGCTTTAATATTTGCATCAGCTAAATTAGTAATTGAATTACCAGTAGCATCTACATCTATAGTTTTATTAGTAAATGTAGTTGTACTTGAAGGTGTTACACTAGAAACATTATTATCTACATAAGTTTTAATTGCTTTAGCTGAAGCAAGAGTATCATCACTTGCAGAAACACTTGTTAAATCTGTATCAAGAACACCTGAAGCTAAATCTGCAACTTCAAGATTTGTAATACTATTTCCAGTACCATTAGCATCAATAGTTTTGTTAGTAAATGTAGTTGTGCTTGAAGCTGTAGTATCTGCAGTTAAAGTTACTGCTCCACTTGTACCACCACCAGATAAACCTGTACCAGCTACAACTTCAGTAATATCTCCTACAGGAATTGTTGCAACTTGAGTATCTACATAAGCTTTAATAGATTGTTGTGAAGCAACTGCTGTAGCAGAATTAGATGTCATATCATCTTCATCTTTAAATGCTGTACCACTAATAGCAGTATTTAAAACTGGACTATTTAAAGTTGGACTTGTTAAAATTTTGTTTGATAAAGTTTGTGAATCTGTAAGAGTAACAACTGATGAATCAATAGCAATATCATTTGCATTAGCATCAATCCCTGTACCACCTACAACATTTAAAGTAACATCACCAGATGTACCACCACCTGTTAAACCATCACCTGCAACTACTGAAGTAATATCTCCAACTGGAATAGTTGCTACTTGTGTATCAACATATGCTTTGATTGATTGTTGAGTAGCTAAATGACTAGCAGAATCAGATGACATATTATCTTCATCTTTAATTGATGAACCAGAAATAGTATCGTTTAATACTGCAGATGTTAAAGTTTTATTTGTAAGAGTATCTGTTGTTGCTCTACCTACTAATGTGTCTGTAGATGTTGGTAAAGTTATAGTTCCAATATTTGAGATTGTAGAAATTACTGGAGTTGTTAAAGTTTTATTTGTTAATGTTTGAGAATCTGTTAATGTTGCAACGACTGTATTATCAATTGCAAATGTCATTGTCTGTGCAGAACCTGTAGTATCAATACCAGTTCCACCAGTTAATGTTAAGGATTGTGAATCTAAATCAATTGATTGAGAACCCCCAGTATCACCAGAAAAATCTAAATCACTTGCTGTTACTTGTGCATCAACATATGTTTTAATTGCTTTAGCACTTGCAACTGTATCATCACTACCTGATACTGAAGTTAAATCTGTATCTACATCTGTAATACTTGTAGCACTACCAATAGTTAAACCATCTAAAGTAACTGTTCCATCAAAGAAAGCATCTTTAAATTGTAAAGAACTTGTACCTAAGTCAATATCATTAGTTGTTATAGGAACAATAGCTCCATCTAATAATTTAAATTGTTCTGTTGAAGTACCTGATACATCAATATGAAAACCTATTTCATCATTAGTAGTATCTATTTGAATTTTGTTTAATGGAGTAGCAAGACCTGCATCTCCAATAAGTGCAATTACTGGACCTTCTGCTGCAGTACCATCATGTTTGTGTCCTGATGTTGCATTGAATGCAGCTAATAATTGATTGTATTCATTATTAAATAAAGCTGCTGTAATAGTATCACCATTATTTAGTGAACTCTGTCTAGTATATCCTGCCATAATTTATCTTCTTCCTCCTGCTATGAATGAAACAAACATTCCATTTACTGAATAAGGTGCATTAGTATCATCACTAAAAAATTTAAAGTTATTAGAGAATCCACTTCCTGTTACCAATATACTTTTACTTGGTAATGTTGTTGCTCCAAAAGTACCTGTTCCAAATACTGCTGTTCCAAATAATGAAGCTGAACTTAGATTACCAACATTAAATGTTCCTGGTTGAGGAACTTCACTACTTTCAAAATCATATCTAATTCTTAATCGTAAATCGTTTTGTGTTCCTTCAGGTTCAACATTAGTTTTTACTTTGTATAAACTTTTTCTTAAACCATTATCACCATAATCCATATCAGGTGTTTGAAATTCTGCTTCAACATTTAAACCATCAAAACTATTACCAGTATCATGTTGATACACATAACCTGTTTCATCTGTATGAAATAAAGTTTCTGTACCATTGTTATTAACATCTGAAGTACAAAACTTAACAGGAAGTCCTTTAGTTTCACTCCATTCAAATGAAGGAATACCTTCTGAGTTATATTTGAATGTTCCTATAATTCCTTTTTGTCCAGAAGCTGCTTGACCAGACCTATAATAAAATAATCTGTATTGACTTCTTTCTCTAATTACCATACTAGAGATAGTATAATTAGCAAAATTATTAATTATCTCATTTACTAAAGGTAAAATTTTTCTAGATATAGAACTTAATTCGACATCATCAATTCTAGCTGTACCAGCAATTGTTCTTAATCCATCAGGTGCTAAGAATATTAAATCTCCACCTATCTCTTGGATTGAGTTCCCACTTATACAACCAATATTTTTAGTTACTGATTTGATTATAGGTGTAGAATCAAGGTTTGTCAACTCATATATACTATTTTTACAAAATATAATTAAGCTATTTCTAAATACTTTGATACCTGTTACTATATCTCCTACATCTACAAACCCTGCAGATGCTCCTTCAAAATCATAAGGCTTTAATCTAGTACTATAATATACTAAACTAGGATTAGCTTCTTGTCCTGATACGACTATTCTTTCAGCATATCTTTCAATTAATGAACATCCTGATGGAGAAGACCTATGAATTTCTTCAAAATGATATTCATTATTTTCATCAATAAAAAATTCACCAATACGATTATTACCATCTACAAAATATAATGTACCATTTTCTCCATGAGATTCAAAGTTTATAAATTGTACATTAGTTTGATTAGTTCGAGGAATTGTAGTAGCACTAGCTAAACTACTTGAAGGTATTCCACCTTTATAAAAAGTTAAACCATTTTGTGTACTAGAAGTATTAGCATTAGTATCTAATGTTAAAATAGTATTACTTGTAATAGATAATATTTTATAAAAGTTACCATCAATTTTTATATCATCACCGACAATAAATTCAGAAGTAAATACAGTACCACTTCCTGTTACTGTTGGTGAACCTGAACTAATTGAAACTGTTCCAGTAGCTACTGTAAAAGTATCTTTATTTATCTGAACATATGAAGTACCTGTAGTACTAAAATATAAATCATCTGATTGAGCTACTACTATTCCATTAGCATAACCTTTAATACCATGAATAACATCAGTATTTAAACCTGAAGGAATTACAGCACTTGTCGTTCCTAATTTTTGATAACCACTTATTCTTCTGTATCCACCTGTTGTAGATGATTCAAAATTTTGTAAAACTGTAGCAGCTCCAGGTGTTCTAAATAAAGCATGAGAACTTGAAATTAAATCCAAGCCACCTTGTACTGTAATAGAAGCTCCTTGAGTTGGCATAGTTTATTCCTTAATATAAATATGTAAATCTTACATCTGACATATACTCTGGTTGAGGAGAGTTTAATTGGTCAGCCATATTTTGTAATCCTTTTTTATATTCATCTAAAGCTAATTGTGATTGAGCAATGTTATCTTTAAATTGATAAATATAATATCTAGCTCTTGCTAGTAAAACTGGTTTGTATTGTTCTGGAAATAATACTTTATCTGTATCATTAACTAATTCAGTAGGTCTGTTATATGCAAAGAAATAAATTCTATATACATCATCAGGTATTGGAGATAATCCAAATCTTCTTCCATCTGAACTTCTTAATACTCTTAATGGTGTTGAATAACTTTGTGAGTTAGCTTTATTAGTTTCTTCTCCTTGAGCATAGTTAGCTCTCCAAGCTGATAAAGTTGTAAATGCTAATTTATTAATTGTATGAGGAGCTGTCTTACCTGTAACACCTTCTGTTGTTAAAGTAAAATCATCCCAGTTAACTGAATCATAATCTGTATCTACATCAGTTGAACCTGCTTTTAAAAGATACCATCTTTGTCCAGCTACTGTTTCAATAAATGTATTACCATAATAATCATTTTGAGGTGCTGCAGTTTTTAACCAAGACCATTCATCTACTGCATCAACTATATCAAAGTAAGCTCTGTTTACACAATTAGATACAAATTTCTGTATACCTAATGCTCCTGATACTGTTGTTACTTCTGGTTCATTTATTTCAACCAGTAATTCATTTGTCATTGATAAATAAGTTTTAGCCATATGTTAACAGTTCCATGCTCTTAGTGATTTATTAATTCTTGAATTCGGGTCTCTTAAGAAGCTCTACCTTTAGCATTAAGTCCTCCTTTAGGATTCTTACCCTCTTTACGAGTCCAAGCAGGTGAAGACATTATACCCATTATTATTTTTTCTTAGTCTTGTCTTTTTTAATTACTATAGTCATTACTCCACCATGACCTTTTTTATTTCTGTGTACTTTACCACCATGTTTGTATTTGCCTTTGTTTACTATTTTTCCACCAGGCATTGCTTTTTTCATTGGCATATTATTTCTCCTATAAAATGTATGCGATTATAATTATAATAGCTACAATAACAACTTCTTTTTTATGATGTTCCTTGTAGTGATTAATTTTGTTTGTCCAATATTTATTTAACATAATTCTTCTCCTAAATTAAGAGGATGGGGATATTACTACCCCCACCCAATAGTGTATTAAAAATTAATCTATTGCGTAGATAATTTTACCAGCTACTTCTGGTCTTAATACTTTTCTTCCCCATACCATTAAACCTCTAACGATATCTGAGAAAGTACCTGTATCTCTAACAGTTTCCA